ATGACGCCCGACGAGATCAACGCCCTCCCCAAGCGCGTCCGCGACTATATCCACGAGATCGAAACGCGCGCCGATCCTGCCTTTGAAGTGCAGCAGCGGTGGGCATTGATCGAGCAACGCGACGGGCTGGTGGTCAGGGTGCGCGAGTTGGAGGCCGAGTTGGCGGCGGTGAAGCGAAAAGGCTAGGCGGAAGCATGGCTCCCGATCCGTCGACCATCATCTACTGCATCGCCTGTCGGAAGCCTACGAACGCGCGCGGTTGGTACGGGCCCGGCTGCATGTGCGACGTGAATCTGAGCCGAGCGAAGGGCCGAGCTCATTCGATCCCGCTGCGCGAATCGCCGAGCGCTCACTAATTGTCCCATCCCGGCCCGACGCCGCCACGCTGGAGGTTCGGGAACAGCCGGTCACTGATCGCCAACAGGTCGTCGAGATTGTTGTACCCTTCGGCGCTGACGAACAGGACGCGACCGTTCGGCGCGACGACGCGGGCCCGGTATTGCTTGCGGCCCACCAAGCCGCGGCGCGCTTGGTAGAATTGCACCCTGTCGGGCATCGCCCTAGCCGCCGCGCAGCCGGTCAGACAGCGCATGACCGTTGGTGGTCATCGCGTCGTAAAGGGTCTTGTGCGCCGCTTCCAGGTCTTCGGCGGTGCCGGTGTCCACATGCGGTTTGAGACCCTCGACGATATTGAGGATGCCTTCCGCAACCGAGGCTCCGGCCCCTACGCCAGGAAGCACGTTGCCAGCGAGCTTGGCCAGCGAAATCGCCTCTTCGGCGAGGTTCTTCAGATCCATGTTAGTTGCTCCTATGAATGAAGTGCAGCGCGGATTTCCGCAATTGCAGCCTGGGCTTGGCCGAGAGCGGCGAGATAGCTGTCCGAGTTACACGCCTGGCGCGCGTGCTCAGCGGTGGCGAAAGCGACCAGCACCTTGTCGTTGGCGTTGGCGATGGCGACAGCCTTGCTCGAGCCGGGCGTCAGGACGCGGGCATCGATCAGCAGGTTCACCGCGTCGGTGGCCGCGCCATAGGCCTGCAACGCCAGGTCGAACTTGTCTGACCGCAGGGTAGCGCAGACGGGAGCCGCACCGGGTAAAGAGGCGACTGGCGTTGGGCTGGCGCTCGGCACGGCAGCGCAGGCGCTGATCGCCAGCGCTGCTGCGCATAAAATCACGCGTTTCATGGTTACTTCTCCTTCGTTTCAACAGGTTTGGCGTCGGCGTTCGCGCCGGCCACGGCGATGGGGTCGCCCGGCGTTCCGGACGGGCCGTCAGGCGGCGGCGCGAGGCCCCACGGCTTGAAGCTGCCCAAAATTCCCACGAGGCCGGTCATGATCGCGAGATCGGTGGACTTGCCGGCCAGCGACAGGACGACAATCGAGGACAGCACGGCGAGGAACGCGACCAGGTTAAACAGGTGGACGGAGCAAAAGAGCTTCATTCCCAGCCCCCCGCGTCGAGCGCCCGCTGGAACTCGATCGCATGGTCAGCGATCTTGTCCGCCTTGTCGCGGCCATTGATGATGTAGCGGGCAAACAGGAACTGCTGGCGCGTTGCCTTGCCCTGGATCGGCAGATAGTCTTTGAACGATTTCCCGGTGAACCAGCCGTGCTCCATGCCGCTGCGCATGATCTTGGCGGCGATGTCGGGGTTCATCGCCTTGTCTGGATAGGCCACGAGGTCGACGCCGCACTCCTTGCTGGCGCGATCGTAGTTGTTCTTCCAGGTCAGCTGGACGTAGCCGCGGCCACAGTATTTCGGGCCGTCTCCGGCGCAAGTGTTGCCGTTGGCGAGCGCGAGCTGCGGTCGCGCTCCGGTTACATCGTACATGCGCGTGAAATAGATCGTGCCGCCGTATTCCCTGATCGGCTGCATCGTTGAAGCCGTCTCGTGATAGGCCGTTGCGAGCGCGTAGGCGACGTAGGAGATCGGCAAGCCTTCCATCGCCTCAAGGACGGCATTGCAGCCTTTCACCTCCTCGGCGGTCAGGACGGGCCCGAGAAGGCCCGTTCTCAACAGGTCGAAGAACGCCTTGGGATCGGCGAGGCTCACTTGCCGCTGTCCTTGCGCATGTCGTCGACCTGACGCGCCAGCGACACCGCCTGGCTGTCGATCCGGCGTTTGAGCCCGGTCACTTCGTCCTCCAGCCGGACGACCTGGCTGCGGAGTGCGTCCGTCTCGTCATGGCAAAGGCGCCGGTAGTCGTCATATTCGTGGCGGAGCGCGTTGAGATCGGTCTGGAGCAGGCGGTTCTCACGCTGGAGGTTCTCGACCTGGAGCGCATAGCCTTCGCGGCGGGCCAAGCGATCCGCCGACGACAGCTTGCGCGTCTCGCGCCATTCGCGGACGAGATAGACGAACGCGAACAGGACAAGCGTCCAGATGCCGTAAGCCTGGGGAGCCCATTCCCTGAAGAGCGCGATCTCATTCATCGGCTCCTCGGTTGCGAGGGATGGGGCCGAAACGCGCCTTTCGCGACGGTAATGAGCAGCGGCCCGCCTTGAGGCTTGTCAGGGTGGCCGACGGGCAGATCGACCATCAGCGTGACCAGCCCTTGTTTGTCGGGCTTACCGGTTAGCGCGGCCGGATACTTCCAGCGGATCCCGCTCCGGCGCGAGCGATGGTTGGCCGTGAAGGTGCCCGTCTTCACAGTTCACCGTAGGGCACATACGAGACGACAACCTGGGCGTTGTTCAGCGCCTTGCCGGCGCCGGTGTCCGTCTTGCTAAGCGTCAGCACCGCGCCCTTCGCCATGTAGCAGGCGTCCGCGACGAGCAGCCCGGACGCATTGAGGCGAAGCGGTGTGTTGGCAGCGACTGCCAAGCCGGTCGTCTTGGTGTCGACGGTGAGGAAGTTGGCGCCGCCCACCCGCGCGACGAAGGTCGTATAGTCGGTGTCGTTCTGCGTGATCGCGGCCGCGGCGATCAGGTCGATGTCTGTGACGTAGAGGTCGCACGGCGCGATGAAGACGGCGACGTCGCCCGAGTTGGTGGCCGCGGGATAGGTGCCGAAGTAGCCGGTTCGGCGAAGCGAATTGTAAAGGTTCGGGGTCGTGATGGTCGGGTAGTTGATCGGCTTCTTGCTGCCGCCCGTGCCTTCGACGATGATCCCGTCTTCGATCTTCACTCTCGACTGAGCGATAATGCCGCCCGCGAGCGCCCCGATCGTGCTTTGGCAGCTATTCCGGATTCGGGTCCCGCTTTTGATCGTGAAGATGTCGTCGAGGCCGGGCGCGATGTTGATGCCGATGTCCCGGCAACCGTTGCCCTTGATGCACACGCTGTTGCGGGAGCCGGTGCCGTGGCCCGGCGCCGCCAGCTCTGCGTCCATCAGGTAGCGCGCAGGATAGCCCGCGTGCGAACCATCATGGGCGACGCCATCGAAGCGGTCGTTGCCCTCATAGTCGACGTGGCAATCCTGGATCGTGCCACCGTTGGTTCCGACGTTCGGCCAATAGTAATAGACGTGGGCCGTGACGAACGCCGAATCCTGAACAAAGCGTCCGGCGAAGCGTACCTTGGAATGGCAGCGGCGAACGATCGTCCCGCGGTCCGCACTATAACGAACCGGCGTCTGAACTGCCGACCCGTTCGGGTCAAACAGGTTCACTTCAGCTGAGCAATCCTCGACGAACCCGTCGCGATAGTCGACGGTCGAAACTGCGCCCGGTTTCCAATAGACGCCGATCAGGCAACGGAAGGCCGTGATGTTCTTGGCCGTGCATCCCCGAATGCCAAAAGCGAAAGTCGGATCGTCGGCGCCGCCGGTGCCAGCCTCGGAGCCAAACGCGACAGCGGTGGCATAATCGGCGACGAAGCAGTCCTCGACGGAGCAGCCCTCCGTGACCGTGTTCGCGCCCTTGAACACGAAGCAGTCGTCGGACGCATTGGGAATGCCGAGCATCACTACATTTTGAATGCGGTTGCGAGTGCCCTCGATGAAAATGCCGCTGGCATAGAGCGAGGTGCAGCGATCCATGAGGCATTCGGAAGAGGTCGCACGGAAGAAGCCGAGGTAAGTGCTGCTCGCCGCCAAGGCCTTCGTGAAGCGGATGCTGTCCATCAGGCATGTGCCGCTGTGATCGAACAGCCAGGTCGCCACATCACCGCTGGTGTCGTCGAACCACCCGCCGAGCCATTTGACATTGGAGCCGGCCGCCGTCTGGAGCCGAACCTGAGAGCCGTAGAAGCGGGCGCCCCAGGCCGAGACGATGACCGTGCCGGTGATCGCCGTCATTGTGGTCATGGGATAATCGCGCGGCGGCACGAAGACGGTCCGCATGCCGATGCGCTGCGCAGTCTGCCAGGCGTTCTTGAACGCGGTCTCGTTGGCGGCTGCGCTGCCGGTGACCGAGAGACCGCACCACTCCGCGTTGAACCACACGCTAGGCCCAGTGGCCCGAATCCACGCACCCGAAGCGCCGGTGAGATCACCCGAGGGGGCGACGTGCATAGCCTGCAAGGGATCGGCGGACGCAAGCGACATACCGTATCGCGTCGCGTAATCGATCGCCGACCAGACCCACTGGCTGCCGTCGCTCGTCAGGGTCGCAGCGGCACTGGCGCTTGCGAGAAGAGCGAGGGCCGCCTTGCTGGCGACCGTGATCCCGCCAGTGACGTTCAGAGATGGAGCAACCAGCGCAGCCAGCTGAGCGCCCAGGGCCGCGATCTGACCAGCGTAGCCGTCTATCGTGCCGCTGGTCGCACCAGGAACGAGATTGCCGTTTGCATCATGGGCAAGGTAGCGGTTCGCCCGGCTTGCCGACGATGGGTAAGCCGGCGCGGTCTCGTTGACCGGAACCTTCGGCGCGCGATCGACCCGGCTCTTGAGTACCAAGTCGCGGATTGCGGCCCGGTCGAATACGTCGACCAAGGTCTTCGCGTCGAACGGACCCTCGCTCGAGAGATTGGCCGTTTGCGTGAACAGCGGATCGGAGACGATGTAGATTGTGCCCGTGCCGACAGCGGGCGCCGAGTGCATTGTCACGGTGCCGCCTTCGCCGCCGAAGGCGAGAGTGACCGTGTAGCCGGACTTGCCCAACAGCGTCGCGACGCCGTTCAGGACTTGGTAGACCGCGACCTCGTTGGCCGAGCTGATCTTGAAATCGAAGCCAAAGGCGATCGTGACGCCGTTCGGGACGTAGCCAGCCGAAATCGGAGACGTGACGGTGACGGACATCGCCGAGAGGGATAACCGCGCCCCTGTCCTCTAAGGGGCTTTATGCACAGCGAAAAGCGGTGCTATGAGCGTGCGCCATGCGAATGCTGATCATCGCCAGCCTGTTGCTCACCGCAGGCTGCGCGGCACGCCTGTTCCCCGCTGGCGTGTCCGGCAACGAGACCTTCGTCACGGTCACGAACGTCTGGAACTCCGCCGACGCTTTGCCCTATGCCACCAAGCACTGCGCCCAATATGGCCGGGTGGCTCAGATGAAACACACCGAGGGATATTCCGTCGTCTTCGATTGCGTGAAGCCGTAGCCTACTGTTGGGCGCCGACGGCTCGCTTGAAGTCGGGTGAGCGCTCAGGCTTCGCTTCGCCCGGCCGCCAATAATATTGCGTCCCCTGCTGCTGGGCGTATTTCTCCATCCGGTCGAAGCTCTGGTAATAATCGGGGTCGAGCTCGGCTTGCAGGCGATCGAGAACCTCGCGCGTAAACGCCAGCCGCGTGTACCATAGTGTCGAGCCCGGCAGATTGTTTTGGATCAGCTGACGGAAGGCGCGGCCCGGGTGGTCGGAGAACACCTGGAATTCGCCGGTTGCCGGATCTTTCTTCAGCTTGAGGAAGCGGCGCAAGTCGTCGAACGTCCCCGCGACCGGACCCGCCTGGGTTGTCCAGAAGTCGGTCCCCGTGCGCGCCGTCGCCGAGTTGATGAAGTCGCCCATGATGCCGAGCCCGCCGCCTTGGAACGCGGCCTTGATCCAGAAATCCGGCGTCGTCATGTCAAGCGGGTCTTTGCCCGCCGTCACCTGCTTGAGCTGCGTCGCCAGGGCACCCATCACCGTGGAAGCGATGAACAGGCTCGCGGCATAGTCGATCGCTCGCCCCGCGCCCGCCTCGAGCATCCGCCGGCCATGCATCCAGAACAGCTGGATCGGGAAGCCGCGAAACTGAAGCACGGTGCGGCCTATTTCACCAGGGATGCTGCCGCGGTGGAAACGGGCATTGATCGCCGAGCGGACGCGAAGAGACGACGTTGGAACCGCGAACTCGGCCTCCTGCAGGATCATCTCGGCGAGCCGCGTCTTCAGTGCTGGGTCGGAGATGTCGCCTGGTAATATCCACTCGGCCCCGCCGTCCTCCTGCAAGGGGGTGCCTCTGATCGTGTCCCAATCCCGCTCGGTTAAGCCGTAGCGTTCGAACATGCCGCGGAAGCGGCTGTTGAGGCCAGACCATTGCGTGTCGGCGTGGTCGGTGATCGCGGCCCACACTTGCTTGTTGAATAGCCGGTGGCCATCGTCGGTCCACTTGGTGAGATACGAGAGGTTCATCTCCGCGTTGGCCAGCCGCGCGGGAATCTCGCCGGTGATCGTCTCGCCGGTCCAGCGCGAATACGACCCCATCGTCCGGGTTGCGCTCTCCGCGATGTGCAGCTGGCGGGCGGCGTGGGCGCGTTCGGATGGGCTCAGCGGCCGAAGGCTCCCCACGTAATCCGAGACGGCTTTGAGCGCCGGCAGGCCGTTGAAGCGCCGCGTCACATATTGGGTGGCGACGTCGCCGGTTGACGACAGCACCGCCCCGCCAAGCTTTGCCGCCGATTCCCACGCGCGGACGCCGCCAGCGAATCGTGCCAGGCCTTCGTTCTCGATCTCGAAGCCGCCGCTCAGCTCCTGGTACATATTGGACAGGCGAATCCCCGAGGCCTTGGCCTGCTTGATCCGCTTGGCCGGCCGCCCCGCTCGCGTGGCTTCGATCATCAGTCCGTCCTTGACCCAGCGGATCGTGGCTGCGGGGTTAGGACCCAGCCGCTGCATCAAGGCGATGTCCCGGCTCATCCCGTGCACATGACCGATCATCGCGTCGAGAATGGGCGCGCCGGGGTCGATTTTCTCGGAAATAGCCGAAAGCGGCCGCCCGAAACGCTGGCTATAGGCTAGCCATGAGTCGGCGTCCTTGAAGATCAGGAAGCGACTGTCGGCATGACGGTTGGCCAGCTTCGAACCGGCGAAGGCGCCCGCCCTGCGGTCGGACCAGCCGTCGCTGCTGATGGTCTCGTAAACCGCGCGCAGGGACAGCTCCAGCTGCTGAGCCGACATGGGATTGCCTGTCGCATCCTGCATCCGCTCGCGATCGAGCAGCGGGGCGATGAAGTCACGCCATTGCTCGAAGGGTACGGAACGGACGGCGAGCATGTTGTGGACCTGCGGCATGCCCCATTTGTCGAGCTTGCCGATGCCGCCGCCAGCCGCGTTGAAATGAAGCCGCAGACTCTCCGCCGTATCGAGCCATGCGCCGGCCAATTCTCTCGCCGCAGCATTGCCGCTGTTTTCGCCGAACGCCTCCCTGAGCACGTCGTGGAGGCTTGCGACATCGCGCACATTGCCAAGCGCGCTGCGGCTGTGCTTCTCAAGGATCGAATTCATCATCGCGAAATGCTCTTTGGCGATCGCCTGTTCGCGGAACTCTACGTTGAAGTACGGTGCACGGTCATCGGAAGCGAGCAACGCCTCGGCTGCCGCTCCAGGTCTGTCGACGCGGAACCGCCGCACATCGGCAGCAATGCCCTGCTGGACCTTGATCTGGAGCGCCGCCTGACGTTTCTTGAGCGCGGCCTCGGCTCCCAATCGCTTGACCGCTTCCTCGCTCGCCATCGCCTCCGCGGCAGACGGACCGAACCCCGCGTAATCGCGCTCGAGCCCTTCAAAGAGATCGCGGGCGCGATCCGCCTGATCGCGGCTGAGCTTGTTCTGGCCCTGGAGCTCAGGAATGCAGCGACGGAGGCTCATGGCTCACCTACGGGCGGCTTGAGGCATTCAGCGAGCGCTTGGGCGGCTTGTTCGTCGCTGTCGGCTTCATCAAGTATCTCACGCAGGGTCTGCGGTTTGTCGCCCTCCTCAGAGAGGCGGAAGCCGGTGTCCGGAACGTCGAACAACTGCACCGGCTCTTCGTCCATGCCGAGGTCGTGGAGGAGCGAGTCGGTCTGGGCTTTTGGTCCTGCGCCCGCCGGATCGGAAAACGCTACCGTAGCTGCGCGCGGTTCGCTTCGTTCAAAAAGGTCGCCATCCGGCGCTTGATCGGCGAGAGCAAGTCCCTCTGAGACAGATGCGCCGCGAGCTGAGCCATCCTCTCCCACTCCTGCGGCGGCAGCTCGTAAGTCGATGGAACCGAGCTCGTCGAGGAATTGGCCGACGGCATCGCCTCGTCGAGAACCGGAAAGCTCGGCTCGGGCTGCGCGGATGAGTGCATCGCGGACGGGTCCGGCCCGATGCGCGGTCCTTTCGAGTATGGCGAGCGCTTCGTCATTGCTGATCACCTTACTCTCGTTTGCGGTGCGGTCCAAGACATTGCCGGCCGCCTCGATCTGGCCCGCCTTCTGGCCCAATACCTTGAAGGTGCGCTTTTCTTCCCGAAGCCGCTTGGCGGCAGATCCCATGATGCGAGCGGCGGGCACGTACAGCGCCTGCTGCGGAGCCTCGCCCAGAAGCGAAAGCTGTTGCTCGTCGACGGTCCCGAAGCCATCCGCCAAGGCCTGCTGGATGACGCCGCGAGCTTCGCTGGAATTGGTGATGCGCTCGCGCCGCAAGAGATCGATCAACGTCATGTGGCTTTCCGGCGCATGGCCAGCGTTCAATCCGACGTGAGCTGCGACACGGGGGTCGACCAGCTCATTCACGACCGCCCCAAAGGCCTCGTAGGAAAGCCGTGACAGACCGATGCTTTCGCGTGCGAGAGCGGCGTTCGACGGCAGCATGGCCGCGCCTTCAGGCGCGTCGCGAAGCACCTTGGCATTGTCGAGCAGGGTCCCCGTGCCATTGGCGATATTGCGAAGCGCGCCGAGCACTCGCGCCTGCTCAGCGGTGACGCCGTCGGCCTCGCGAACGATAATGGTCGGCAGGCTGATACTGTCATCCTGGCCGCTCAGGCGCTTAGCCAGCGCGACACGCTGATGGCCGTCAACGACGATCCTGCCGCCTTCGTTCGGCTCCCATGCGAGAATCTGCTGCGAGAGAAGCGGATTCCACTGCTCCACGCCCTGGAGCGCATCGGTCACGCCATGCTCGTCGCCGCCCGACTTGTATTGCATCAGTGCGGCGTTGGTCGTGACCTCATCCGGCCGCAGCGTCTCTATCGTGTACGGAACGGGCGACGTGTAGTCGTAGCCCTCGTCGGCTTCCGCGCGCGCTGGCGGATGATCGACCGAAGAGCCGATGCGCCTGTGCGCCCACGCGATGACCTCGTCCGCGCTCTTGCCTTGCAGCACTTCATGGTTGGCGCGAATGACCTTCCCAGGAAGCAGATTTTCGACCGGCGTTGCGGGATCGGCCTTCAGCACCTTGGCTGCGCCTTCCGGCCCAAGGAAGTGCGCGAGCGACAGGTTGCCCGGGCTGTCCTCTAAGCCACGAATGCGCAGGTAGCGGCCGTTCTGCGCCGCGTAATAATCGGTCGCCCTCATGGCGATCGTCTTGTCGTGGCGAAGCTGCAGGATTTGTTGACGGCTAAGCCCCGTCGTATCCGTCACCTTGGGCGCGACGCTGAGCCATGTGTCGTCGATGAAGTTGCCGTAACCGTCCGCAGTCGAGCGAGGATTGCGGGTGTGGCCCTCCGCGGCATTGATGCCTTCGGCAAAGCTCGCGGGGCGCTTGGGGGCCGTGGCGGCAGCGCTATGATCACGCACCGTCGGCGTAGCGATCGGTGCTGCCGTGGGAAGGTCCGGCGCTTTCAGGTCCATGCCGAGCGAATCTGCCACGGCCTGCAGCCGGTTCTGGTTATGAGCCACTGCCGATGGTTGGAGCGGCGACGATTCCTGAACCTCGGCGTCGCGGATCACGACATGCGCGGCGGCACGCTCATCTGGGTGCGAGGTGTCGACTACGCCATAGGGATTATGCAGTCGCTGGAATTCATGAAGCAGGTCACGATCCTTGACCGTCCCTGCTCTGATAGAAGCCGCGACAACCGGATCGCGGATGGAGGCTGGAAGATGCTCAGCGACCTTGCCGGCCACTACCAGAGCGGCTCGGCCTGCCGCCTTCGCTCCTGCCGGAGCGGCAGCGTGCGCGCCGCCGAGCACGGCGCCAGCAAGCGCGTTCTCACCAACGCTCCTGAGCATGTCCTCTGGCGTCATCTCTTGGCCCAGGTGCTGAGCGTCCACGACTTGCCCGGGAAGGGCGAGCGTACCGGCCGCCGCGTTTACTGCCGCCCCTTCCGCCGCCCGCTTGAGCACGGTGCGTGCGACTGTTTTGCCGGCGGCAGTTCCCGCGCCGCCGCCGACAATGTTCTCAGGATCCAGTGATGCGACGCTCCCGGCCGCACCGCCGATGAACGCGCCGACTTGCCCCAGCGTGGAGGCTCGGCCCGTTACCTGCCCCGCCGCTTCCAAGTCTTTCTGCCGCTGATCGAGCGCCTGCTTTGCAACGGTCGCCTCGTCCAGCCCCTTGAGAAAGCCGGGGTTGCGCTGGCGGACCCGCTGAACCGCTGCCCAAATCTGCTCGCGCTCGCCTTGGTCCCCACCAAGATAGAGACCTTGGATCGGATTCACGTTCACGGTGAGTGATGGACCCGACACGAACGGATTTCGAAACGAGCGCCGCACGGGCACATAGACGACGCCGTTGGGGTTGACGCGCTCGCCCTCTACCCGACGATAAAGCGGGCTGTTCGCGCGCACGGGGCTTTCGATATAGTCGACGCCCTGCTCACCTTCGGCACTGAGCGCCTTGACGATCTGATCATAGGATCGCGTCTGATAGATGGCCTCGGCGTTGCGGGTCGAGTGCGGCCCCGCGACGGCTTGCTGGAACCCGGCCCCGACATTCTGAAAAAAGCCGGTGCGGTCCGGAGTACGCTGCATTACAGGAGCAACGGCTCCTGCCCCCGTGTCGCGACTTTGGCCGAGAACGCTCATCTGCGGACGTAGCCGTGGGCTGCGAGCTGTGCATTGAACGCGGGGTTCCCGTACTCCTGGGCCTGTTGGTCATGGAGTTTCTTCGCATAGGCTGTCGCGGCAGCCGCATTCGCGAAGACCCCGAGGTGCTCGCCGGTTTTGTGGAAATGCTCAATCGCGGCCTTATTGCTCACGACTTTTCCGCCGACCACCGTGGGGATCAGAACCTCGCCCTTCTCCGTGCCGATCGAGATCGAGCGAACCGTTGAAATGGAGCCGTCGGGGTTGCGGACAGCGGTCCGGTGATGGATGTCGATGTTGCCGGTCTCAATCATGCCGAAAGGGCGCGGCGTGCCCCCTCCTGCGGCGCTTGGCAGCTTCGCCACATCGACCTCGTAGAAGCCGCCGCTTGCGGTGTGCAGGAACGAGTGGCCGTCGGAAAGCCGATAGATGCCTTCTGCCGAAGGAACCCACTGCATGCGCTTGATCTCGGTCGCGGTCGGGTGCGAGCCGTCGCCATATTGGGGAACGCCGTTTTGCGCCGCCCTGAACTGCGTCCCACCGGCGCGCGCGATGCGGCTTTCGAAGTCCGACTGCGCCATATTTTCTGGAAGCACGGTGACAGCCCCGTTGAGTGAGGCGAGGCCGCCATATTGCTGGCCGTTCTTCTCATAGGCCCCGAGCGCCGAGTTGACCGCCCGATACCATCCCCGGCCGACTTGGCTGAAGTCGGTCCAGCCGTTCTCGCGTGCCTCATCAGCGAGGAGCTTGGTGGCAACGTCATAGACGCCGGCCTTGACGCCGGGGAGGAATTGCAGGGAGCCCCCAACGAACTGGTTGAACTGCTGGCTGCTGGCGCTCTTATCGACCAACTTGGGCAGCGTCTTGATCGCCTCCGATCCGCTCAGCACCTGGTTGATGCGCGAGAAGGCCACACCCTTGTTCGAATGCGTCGCCAGCCCCATCAGCACCTGGAAGCCGTCGTTGCCCGGCACAACTTGCTGCGCGACCGTCGAAGCCAATGGGCCAAAGCGGGCGAGTTTGGTTACGAGACCGACACGCTGGTTCACGTCGCCATTGCGCCACTGGGGAGCGAGCGTCGCGACCTCCGTTGGCGTGAGCACCGCAGGAGAGTGGCCAGTGCGGTTGGCGATGGTAGTCGCCGCGACGACCCGGTTCTTGATGCTGGTCGGGTCGTCAAGATTTAGCGGCGCGACCGTGATTCCGAGATGCGCTGCGCCCCAGCTCAGGGGGTCGGTGTTGAGCTGGGAACTGCCGCGGTTGAACATCTGCTGCAGATGGTCGCGTTCGATGATCTGCTTCGGATCGGCTTTTTCACCCGCCTTGGTGATCGAGGCCGACAGCTCGTTGATGCGATCCTGCAGCTGGGTCGGCGTGTCGTGCGCGTGCTCGATTGTCAGGCCATTCTTGAGCTGGCCCTCCTCGACGCGCTTCAGAAGGTTCGGATCTTCAGTCAGCTTGGCATCGGCCACCGTAGAGGCATATTCGTCGGCTCCCAATGGCAGGCCGTCACTGATGCGCCCGAGCGCGCTCTCAACCCGGTCGCGGGCGTCGTGCTTCGCCTCGTTGGCCGTGCGCCGCGCCTCGGCTTTCTGCCGGCGAGCCTCCGCTTCCATCTGGTTGCGCTGGATGGTTGCGCGGCTGAGAACGGCGTCGCGGTCGTCGCTCGTCATCGAACTCTCGTGCGCTTCCACGAAGGCCTGCGCGGCATCGGGCCCCTGGGGTCCGGTCAGCGCCAAGCGGTTGCCGATATCGCGATAGGTGCTTGATGCGACTTTGAGCTTCTCAGCGCTGATGGCCTCGGGCGACCACCCGAGCCTCGCGCCCCGCTGCTCGACCTCGAGGAGAGCGCTCGCGATCTGCTCTTCACCATGCTTGGGGTCGTCCAGATAGGAGAGCTTGGCGAGCTCCGTTGTCTGGCCGATGCGCGCGACGCTCTGATCGTCTTCGTAGGTCCGGGTTTCCTTGAGCGAGTGAGTGGCGATCTGCGTCAACCATTCGGTCTGTTGCGGCCTTACGGCTCGATCGAACAGCGCCCGCTGGTGCTCGTTCTGCAGGCCCTCGCGCGTCGTACCGATGAAATCGTTCAGGCCTTTCTCGACGTCGGGCCGCGCCATGAGCGCGTCTTTCCCTCGCTTGCCGAAGTAAGGGTCAGCGCCGGAATAGCCGGTATCGGCATAGTGGGCCGCGATTGCGTTGTTCGCTTCCTTGACGACGGCCTGATCTTCAAGGCTCTGGATTTGCTCGCGGACGTCAGCCTGATCCCCAACTGCTCCGCCGAACTGAGCCGCAGCGCGACCGACCGCCTCCCCGCTGCTGCCGAAGTCGGCCGGGCGGAAGTTGGCGCCGGGCGATGGCCTAAGTGCGATCTGCGGACCTTGGCTGACGGGAACCTGCGCCACCTACACCCCGAAATTCTGAGCGGCGCGAAGTTTGCTGGTCTGCGTCGCGCCGCCAAGCACCGTCGAGCCGATGTTGAACAAGCCCGAGACGATCGCGCCCTTGGCCTTCGCCTTGTCGGCCAATGCCTCACTGCGATAATTGGCGGCGTTGATCTCGTAGCCCTGCGCCTCGCGAGCAGCGTTCTTGTAGATGGTGAGCGAATCCTCCTGGCCGGCGCGCGCCATGTCGCTCCTGACCGCGGCCGCCGAGCCGAACCCGATGTCGATGCCGTTCGCCGCCAACGCCGCGTTCTGCTCGCCCTCGGCCTGGCTCAGCTGTTTGCCGTAGCGGATTGCTTCCGTCGTGCCGCGCTGAAGGGCGTCCTTCGCCCGGCCCTCTTCGAGATGCGCGTTCTGGCTGGCGACCTTGGCCTCATAGCGCCCCTGAACGTTAGCGGAGAGGGCGGAATAGCCTTGGCCGAGTGCTGCAACGGCGGTCGCGGCGACGGTGAGACTGACCGGGTCACACACTCGGCGCCTCCCTCCAAAAGCAGCGGAATTCGACGCCGTTCACGTCCACTGTGTCACTCCCCAGCTCGAAGCCCCAGGCTTCCAGCAACCGGATCGCCGCCTTGTTCTCGGTCGAAACCATGTTTTCGAGCCTGCGAAAGCGGCGGTGCATCGCTTCGATAACAGCCGGACCCATGCTCAGAAGCTCTCTTGCACAGCCGAAAACCTCGTCGGTGCCGAGGAACCACGCGGTGCCGATGCTCTCGATCTCGTTGCGTGCCACGGCTCCGAACATCGCGCCGGGCCGATCATCCTTCTTCCCGGTCCAGCACAGCGCACTGGCCTTGAGGCCGATCCTGAGCGCCGTCTTGGGGTCGCGCCCGAAGGCTTCGCACTCACGGCGGTCGATGCCCCGCATGCGCATGGCGATCCTCCCGACATGGGCGGGCGACGCCGGGACGATGGTGATCATTGCTCCGTGACGATTGGGTCGATGTAGATTGCGGTCAAGGTAAAGCGCGTCGGGTCATTATGGCGCAAGAACACCGTCGTCTCGCCCGACACCACAGGCTCGCTTGCGACGGTCCGCATGCCGGTGAACACCGCTGACGGTTCGCCGATGGGCTCGGCGCCACGCGCCTTGGTCTTGTACATGTTCGTCAGCCGCCGGCCGATCTCCAGCCCGCCAAGTCTCGTGTCTGCCACCTGCACGACGATATCGCCGGTCTGCTGCTTCTTGTTCGCGATCTCTCCGCTCGGGCTCTGCATCATCAGCGGCAGCGTCTCGACCAGCACATCGGGGAACGGGAGGCCGATGGTCACGACCTTCATCGCGTCGTAGCCGATGTCGACGTTGCCATTCGCCGCCACGACGAGATCCTTGATCACGAAACCGTCGGCAAGTGCGTGCACCGTCTCGCCAGCCAGATGCGGCACGTTGAACACCCGCGTCGCCCGGTCGATGTAGAAGCTGATCGCGCAATCCAGGTAGCAGTCCTGGAGCTGGTCCTTCACCTTGGCCGACGCCATGCGCTCAAAGAAGGTGCGGGTGACGCCGTTGATGACCCGCTGCACGATCAGATAGGTCCGGCTTTCGCCCTGCTCCTGCACGGTGACGCAATCGAGGACCTTCCCTTGGGTCTCGCACAGCGTCCAGCCCCACACTTGCTGCTCCTGCTGCCAGGTGAAAGCGAGCAGCTTTCCGTCGTTGCGCGGCGCCCAGATGATCGACAGCGGCTCCTGCGAATAGGACCATGCGCCGATCGAGAATTCCTTGAAGAGCCCGGGCGAGAAGATCGAAACGTCGTTCGAGCGGTAGCCGTCGATCTCGAACGTGTAGCCGAGCGTCCTGATGTCGGTGCCGATCGAGGGCTGGTAGAAAACTACCTCATCCACGACCAATGGCTTCAGACGCGACGCGCCCCGACCAGACTGCCGCACGGCGCGAGGCGGAGGATTCGCAGACAGATATTCCTGATTGGAGCCCGTGATCAGGAACACGCCGTCGCCGGTCAGCGCGAGGAGCTTCTCCAACGGCACCAGCGAATTGACGGAATTGACCTTCTGCGCCGCAATCCGAAAGACGATGCTGTCGTCTGCTCGCGTCGGCCGCGCCACGTCCATGTTCTCGAAGTCGGCGGAGCGCGAGGCGTAGATGCCGTTCGGAACGTAGGGCGTTCGCGCCCAAAGCAGGCGTTGCTCGAAGAAGGTGACGGTGGATGGATGGTTGCCGAACTGGAAGGGGCTATATTCGTTCGGCGGCCCATCGGTGTAATCGGGCAGGATATAGTCGTCGGTAAAGGTGAGCTCGTCGGTGTCTCCGATCCAGCCCCAATCCTGCTGGTTGTCGGCGGCATAGACCCGGTAGCGCTCGGCGCCAGTGACCGCGCTCCAGGTGATCGTATTGTAATTGCGCTTGAGGGTGAGGTCATTGATCAGCGTGACGGCGGCCGACGCCCGGCTCTCTTGCCCCGTGTCGATGTCGACGGCGGTGACGACATAGGAACGGACCTGGGGGAAATAGGCCCATGAGCCCGTATCGGCATTGTCGTTGTCGGTATTGGGGACGGTCGCAGCTCCGCCGACACCGGTGGGCACCGCGACCTGCGGCCCGAACGGCACAAGCGAAAAGGTCCACGCCGTGTGATCCGTCCGGATGAGTTTCGTCGGCTCATGGTTGAGATGCGCGAAATAGACGACGTCGAACGCCTGAACGTAGTCGATATCGGCCAGCTCGGAGGAGTTGAACGGGCTTGCCGCCTTATAGACGCGGGCCACGCTCATGGCGGGATCGTCCCATCGTAGATGCCGCCGAGTCCGCCGCCGCCTGAACCAACATCGCCGCCAATCGATGGCGGAGTTGGCGGCGCAGATGGCGGCGGCACGACGGGAGGCGCCGGTGGAGGCGCCGGCGGCGCCGAGTTGATCACGCCGCCCAGGTCACCGGTCCTCGCCGCGAGGCCGTTGCTGTTGACGGGCACGGTGAAGCGATGCTGGTCGAGCTTGGTGATGGGCAGGATGCGGCCGTTGAGCCAGGTCGCTCCCTGCACGTTCTGGAAATAGACCTCCTGACCGGTCGAGTAGCCATGGTACGAGGCCTTGATCGTGGTCGGATTGCCGAGCGTCACCAGCTCAACGGTAAGGGGGTTTTCAACAACCATCCCGCCCAGCGCGCCCAGGCGCATTCCGGCTTGCGTGAAGAGCATCGCGTAGCTGGCGTTGAACGCGCCCTCGAAGGGAAACAGCTTCCCCGGGCCGTCGCGGATTTCGTAGATGTAGCGGGTGCCCGGGCGTTTCCTGAGGCCGCCATATTTGAGGACGACGACATTGGTGCCCTGCCGCACCGCGGCATTATAGGGGACGATGTCGGAGCGACCCCACAACTCTTCGGTGAGGACGCCCTTGCTAAAGTTGTGAGACCCGGCGCGGTAGGCCACGGCTCTATCCAGCGTTCGGCGGCGGTTGCGTCAGATCCGGCTGCAGGTTCGTGTCGAGAAACACGGCGCCGTCACTTTCCCCGATGAGGCCAAGCACACCCTCTTGAGCCTTGTAAATCCGATAATTGTCGCCCGCTCCCTGCCAGTGCACGACGTTGAGATTGCCGCCCGCGCTGAGATCATTGACGCAGCCGACCGCCACGCTCAGCGTCTCCGTCTCGCCGTTTACTTCTCCGACGACATAGGTCTGCTGACCGGGAGCTGGACCGGTCGAGCCGATTACGGGCTGAACGCCGATGCGGGTTATGCCCATGGAAGGATTCCTGCGCGGACGAGCTGACTTTCGGAGACGAAGTCGCGTGGGCTCTCGGGATCGCGGTTCATCTCGTCAGCCTTGGCGCGCTCGCGGGCCGCCTCGGCCATCTTGATCAGGTCCCCTTGCCTGGCCCGGTCCTTCTTGATCGGCGTGACGATGCGAGAGGCGATTTCCAGGGCGAGCGCGCGGGCGAAGCGAGCGCTGAAGGTCGAAGGCTCAGGCGCGTTGCTGATGTATTCGAGGATGGCGAATTGCTGTGTCGTATAGATGGTGGAGCCGCTGATCCTGAACGGAACCATGCCCTCAAAACCGCGCCACGGCCCCCATGCGGGATAGGAGGGAACGCCGCTGTTCGCGAGGTCGGCACCGAACGGAAGGACGAACCGCGGCCGCGCCATGTCCTCTGGGAGCGCGTAGGCGTATTGCCACTCGGCGGTACGGTCGTTGGTGAGGAGGGTGGCCAACGTCTGGCGACGGATCGCAAAGCCCCAATCGAAGTCCTCGAGCAGATATTCGAGCGCAGGCTGATATGCGGCAAGCGTCTCTTGCCCCTCGATCGACGCCTCACCCTCCGTCTCGATGCGCGTCGACGGGACCTCGGCCAGCGCCATGTTTTTGATGTCGAGAGGCGAGCGGCCCATGCGCGCTGGATTACCGCGCCGGCCGCGGCTCAAGCGGTCTTATGCACAGCGGGTCAGACGGGAGTGAAGGGCGTGAATGCGTTGCTGCCGGTCTGGTAGAGGCCGGTCCCGTCGGGGAACACTGCAATCGAGCCGATGGAGGCGGTTTCGCCATGGCACTTGGTGATGCCAGCGGGGACATCGTATTTCTGAATAAGAACGCAGCTCGGGATGGTCTCGAAATTGATCAGCGGAACGTCCGCCTGAGCAGTGCCGTAGCGACGAACCACGCGCAGCGGCGTGTCGCCGGTCCCTAAGCTGACGCACTGAATATGGTACGAGTTGACCCCGATGCCCTTGCAGCAATCCCAGGTGTTCCCGCCCCAATCCTTGATGCAATAATGCCCATCTTCATGGTGAAGGCGCTGAATGACGGTTCCTGTGATCGCCTTGCAGTCCACGCAGGCATCGGAGCCTTTGAACCAGATGTCTTGAATCGTGATCGGGCCAAGCCAGCTATGATAACGTTCGGTCGCGCAGCCATCGCCGTTGGGGAAGATCGAACCTCCGCCGGCAGAGACGGAGTTCATGTAGAGGCCGTCGACGTGGATGCGCTGGAAGGTTATGTTGCCAGCGTAGCTCTTCGTGGCGTCCTTGCCCTGAATACAGGCACCGCCGTCGATATCGCTTTCGCTGGTTGCGAATGCGCCACCGGGAATGGAGGTCCAGCTAATGTCCTCGACAAGGCAGTTGTAGCAAGGGTTGTTGCCAAATTTGGCCCCGCCGTGACCGATGCCCTGCAAATAGCGCCCGTTGGTGATCAGCGCCTTGGACAGAGTGAAATTGGTAAGCCCAGACCCGCCCGAATTACGCATAATGATCGCAACGCTGTCGCCGGTCACATTCGTTATTGAGATATTAGAAAGCCCGGTGACGTTCTGCTTGTAGGGCAGGGCTACGCCCGTAACGTCCTCGCGGTCGTATGCGCGGTTGGACGCCAGGATCGCACCGGAGGAACGAACCGAGGTTGGCGACAGCGGGGCAGTAGGAGCAATGGGATCGTCCCAGCCGCTCATAACAGCACCCGTTCCGGCGAGAATGTCTATCGTGCCGCTGATGCCCGTCAGCCCGCTCGCGGCCACCGTGTAGGCGACCGTTGACGGCGCACTCAGGCCGGACAGCGAAGCCTTGACCGCGATCCACCAATACCAGCGGGTGTTGATGTTCCAGCCCTTGAACTCGAAGTAGGTGGTCGCTGCACCACCGAGAGTCGGCCGAGTGGATCCGTGATAGCCGTAAAGCCATGCGACCGGCGTTCCAACTGGGGCTGTTTTTTCGACCCCCGGCAGATAGAGGTTCATCAGCTTTTCGATGCTGACGGCCACGTTGTTGTTAACGCCGTCGCTCAGATGATAGGTGACGATCCCGGCGTCGTCGTTCATCCCCGCGTCCCACTGGATCACGTTGCGCGATGGGGAAAGGCCGAACCCGTTGGGCAGGCCACTCATGGTGGAATCGATCGTCGCTAAATCGGTGCTCGTAACCGTCGCAAGGTTCCCGACAATTGGGAGCGCCTTCGGCTCGTGGCACTTAACCTGGGTGATGCTCAATGCGATAGGAGGGGGCACTCCCCCGCCACCACCGCCGCCCCCCGTTGGAGGTGCGACCGCGGCACCATCGCCGCCGCGGATCAAACGAAAGAGCTGGCCAAGGTTCATTATTTGAACCCATGCAGCCCGAAGCGGAAGTTGTCCGTTCCCGGCGCGGCCGCTTGAAATGCGCCTGAGAGCCTTGTTCCCGAGGGTATGGCCAGTTCGAGGAGCCGAGCAGCGCGGGAGAGCGTCGGATTGCTCACCGCCGTGATGACGCCCATTTTGCCGATCTGCACCTCGGCTGCTGCCGCGCCTGTCGCTACCGCCATTGTCGCGGTTTGCGCGGTTGCCGGAACAGTGCCGTTGTAGCTGCCGCTCATCAGCAGCGCTCCGTACGCCTCCGACGTGGCGGCAAGTAACTGCGTCCAAACCTGTGACGACGCTGCGGCTACGTCGACCGTCGAGGCCAGGGTATTGGTCGTGTCCGCTCCGCCAATATCAACCGCCGCCGCAAAACCGGGCGGCAGGGAGGCGGAGGCCACATGGCCGCTTATTGCGATCTTGAGGCTTGCGCTGGTCGTCGGGCACTGGACCCGGGCTTCTATGAGAGTTCCTGATGGAACCTGCAGCGGGAGGTAGATGCGTTGGCTTCCGCCCTGAACAAAAAGGTTCGGGAGAATGACGGTCGCACCGCCGATCCGAATATCGAGCAGGTAGCGATTCGAGGCAGAGTTGGGTGAGTTAATATCCAGCTCAAAGCCGCACCATGCCGAGCTGGTCGCGCCAATCGCAGTATAAGCGCCCTTCACGTTCGCGCCGGCGCCGGGAACGGAAATTAGGGTGCCGGTCGCGCCATAGCCCAAGGGCTCATAGGTTATCGGCGGATTTAGCGGCTGCGTTGCTCCGCCAGCGCCGAACGAAGTATAAGAACTCATGCCGACTTCACATATTCAACATCAACGTCCACCTGGACGGCGGCGCTGGTCTTGAACTGGAGGGCCGTGTTGACGGTGGTGATCACCCAAGGCTCGCTCGAGAAGTCGAGAATGACGATTCCGGCGCCCGCGAAACGGATGGTTTTCACGTTGGTAGCGCCGTCCAGCAGCTCGACAAGGCACGCGCCAGCAACGGAAATAACCGCGCGATGAAGGCGGGTCGTTTGCGAGGCCGTGGCCGCGACAAGGCTCGTGGTGGTCGCGGTCGAAGACGAAGCAACGGCCCGTGCCAAGCGCTTCGTTGTTGAAAGGGCGGCGGGAGGCAGCGTGTCCGCCGGCGTGGACAGCACGTCAAGAATGGCCTGCCCGGTCGCGTCGGTCTGCGGGGAAGCAATATTGCCGTTTTCGTCGACCAGCACCTGGGCTGGAATGCGCCGCTCTACGCCGTCTTGATCCGGAATGAGAACGACAGGGCCGATTGGACTTTCTTGGACGTCAGGCATGCCCGTTCCTCCCGGTTAAGCGGTGGTGGGAGGAGAGGAGCGGTGTTGAAACTGTCGCACCGCTCCTCCGTTGCCCCCCCGGTCAGGCGTTCGAGGCGCCGTCGAGCTTGTCGAGGATATCCGCCTTGGTCGCGCCCTCGTCGACCTCGATGCCGCGCGCCTTGGCGGTCTCCAGCAGCTCTGCCTTGTTCTGCGAGCCGAGCGGCTTGTCCGAGGCAGCGGGAGCGCCCGTGAGCGCAGCCACGTCGGCTCCAGTGCCCAGCACGACCTCGACCGCCGCATTCGCCTCAGACGGTGCCGGGCGGATGAAGCTGTCGCCATGCGGGACCGTGCCCGGGGGCAAGCCCTGCGGCTCCGGACCGCTGCCGGGACGGATCGGCGCCATCACGAGCGGCTGAGCGCCCGTGTTGGTGTCGTTCGCATCGGCGACGTTGCTGCCGAACACTGGCTTGGTCTCGCCGTCGTTGGCCTCGCGGCGATCGATCTCAGCCTGCAGCTGCTCGTTGGTCAGGTTACCAATCGGCGTCGAACCGGCGGGAGCGAGCGCGCCCGTCTTGGCATCGACGTCCACGACTTCGCCCGGGTAGGCCAGCCGGCCGGCATAGCCTTCGCCGACGAAGCTGACCTTGGTGATGACTTTCTCAACCATCGTTCAATACTCCCTAGAAGCCGTGGGCCTGGTACGCCGGACGGTTCGCCTGCGGCGTCTCGGTGCCGAGCAGAAAGCCCGCCGTGATGGCGCCACTCGCATAAGCACCGCCCGCCGACGTGAAGCGAAAGCCGACATAGGCTTTGGTCGTGGCCGGCATGGGCTGATCGATCAGCCGCGTTCCGACCGGCGCGCTCGCGTTCACGATGTTGCCGCTCGAATAGAGGCTGACCACGTTGGAAGTCAGCGCGGCGTCATCGGCGCCGATGATCTCCGCGGTAATGCCGGTGCCAGCGCCGCCGGCCAGTGCAGTCTCGATCTGGGCAAAGGCGCGCAGATGGCGACCTCGCGTGAGGCCAAGGGTGCTGCCGGTCAGCAGCACACTGTCGGTCGAAACCAGCGGCGTCGAAGTGATTGCCTGCTTCTCGGAGCAGAGCAGTTCCCTGTCGGTGTTCATCTCGTCTGTCTCCTCAAAAGCTCAATCAGACCACGCGGGCTTCGTCGACGTTCAAGGCGTCGACGCTGCGGATGGGAACGCCGAGCGCGGACGGGACCTTGCGGCCGCCGATCTCGTCGAAGCCGATGATCCCGCGAGCGTTGCGCGAATCCGACAGCGCCTGGCGGTGAAGCATCGCGCCGACGGGCTTGGGCACGTAGAACGCCGCGTTCGGGCCGATGCGGTTGGCGCGATGGAACATCTGCACCAGGATGTCCTCGAGGTCGGCGCCGGTGCTGCGGTCCTTGGCCATCAGCGAGAAGTCGATATTCGCCGCGCGGACCACGTGGCGGGGATCCTTGACCGCGAGGCCGAGGTCCCACTGGAAGAAGTCCGTGTAGGCGAGGTACTGGTTGCCGCTCGCGTCCGGCGTCAGGTCGCCGATCGGATAGCCGTCGGGGCCCGACACGCGGTTGGCGGTCGAATCCATGTGCAGCAGCCCCGCCTTGGTACCCTTGGGGTAGATGCCGGTGATGGCTTCTTCGTCCCAATCGATAAGCCACATGGAGCGGTTGTCGGTGCCGGTGCCGAGGCAATCGAGGATTTGCGAAGCCGTCGGACCGCTGAGCGAGTTGAAGCGCGGCGTGAGGCCGGTGAACTCTTTCGATTCGAAGGTCGCGTTGCCGTAGAACAGCTTCAGCGAGGCTTCGTCGTTCATCGCCTCGAAGAACGGCTTGGCGAAGCTCATGCGAGCGCGCGCCGGATTGCCGCCGAGAATGGCGAGGCTGCGGTCCATCTGCGACGTCGCCGCGAGCTGAGCCGCGCCTTCGTCGATCGAGCCGGCAGTGCCCTTCGAAACCGGCACGCCCTGGTTATAACGGCGCCACGCAACGCCGGGCTTGCCGGTGCGGACCCAGGTGCGCTCACCGGTGAGGAGGTTGCCCTCCTTCCAGGTCATGTCCTCGAGGATCGGGTTTTCCTTGGTGAGGATTTCCGCGATCGCGCCCTGCGCCTCGCCCGCTTCGCCGTAGCCGGCGGTCACGTCGATGAGGGTGGCAAGTGCTCCGTTGCGTGCAGCCATGATCGTTATCCCTTCGGTTGGAATTCAGGCCCGTAGAGCGCTCCTTCGGGCGTCTTCGGGGTGGTGACGTGTGAGCCGCGGTCGTGCGTTCCCTCGGCGAGGTCGCGACCGACGGCTGAGACGAAGCGGATCAGGTCCGGGTGGTTGCCGAGCCCGCTCTCATCGAGCAGGAGCCGCAGGCCTTCGCCCTTCTTCAAGCCATAGTGATCGAACGCCTTGGCGGCGTCCTTGATCGTCTGTTCCTTGTTGGCGCCGCCGATCTTCTCGTCCTTGTCGAACGCTTCGGCCCAATCCTTGCGGTTCTGGATCGCGCGGTCGGTGACGGCCTGCTCGGCACGGTCCATTGTCTTTTTGACCAGCTGGGCGGCGATTGGGGTGAGCTTGTCGGCCTGCTCGTTCGTGAGGTTCAGCTCCTTGAGCACCGGGGTGGCTTCAGCGAGAACATCGCTGTCGATGCCCTCGAATCCGTCGGGGACGGTCAGCTCGTATTTTTCGGGAACGGTCGCGGGCTCGGCAGGAGCCGGATCGGCCGCTTTGAGATCAGCGGCTTTCGGGTCTGCTGGCGGGTCCGCTGGGGTTGGATCGTTGTTGAGGATCGTCGGATCAGGAGCAGCGGACGGGTCTGCGGGCGGATCGGCCGGAGCTGGATCATGCCCGTCCGGCGCACGCAGGAATCGACCCAGAGCGCGCTCGGCAGCCGTCATCCGGACTCCATTGAGGAGGGGACTATTCGCGTTCGGGATCAGGTTCTTCATCTGGGGTCTCCTTGGGGTTGGCCTCGCTTGCCAGCAGGAGAGCGAACATCTGTTCGGTGCCTGCTCCGCGCGGCAATCCGCGCGATGCTTCGAGGATGATTTCCAACCCTAGAGACCTTCGCCCTTCGCGTGCTTGAAGGGTCTCGCTGGCTCCAGCGGTTGGCGTGAAAATGCCGCTCATTCGCGCAACATGCAATAGCCAACGGCGGAAGGAGGGCTGTGCACAAAGCGCCTTGAGGTCGAGCTCGACGGGCGTGCTCACGAGACCCGCACCATCAGCACCGAGCCGTTCCGGTAGGTTTCGCCGATCCCCACGCCAGCCGCCGCAGCGGCAGCGTCATTGGCGGCGTTGGTGAGGGCTACCGCCGAAAGATCGCGCACTCGCGTCGTCGGCAATGCCTGGAGCCCGCTCTGTTGTCCCGGCCGCCTAAAGCCGCGCGTCTCGCCCGAGTTGCGGGCGCCGTAGGTCATCCGACCAGCCGCTGGAGCATCGATCCGTCGCCCGTGTCCGCCTCGCTCAGCAGACGAGCCGCGTCCGCTCCATCCTTCGTAGCGGGCATCATGGCTGCCATGCGTTCGGCCTGCTGCTGCTGGGCGCGGCCTTGGCGGATCGCGTCGCGAACCTTGGTGTCGCGGAGACCCGCTGCTGGTGCGCCCGTGCGGTCCCAATAATCGTGGATGATAGCGTCGATATCGATATTGTCCGGCGCCTCGGGGAATGCCGCCGCGAGATTGCCGACGAAAGCAACCGAGCGCTCCGTCTGCGAAATGCCGAGCAGTTTCTGCGCCTGGGCCAGCACGGAGACGAAATCGACCTTGATCTCCATGCCCTGGATTTCGGGAGGGGCCGGCGGCAACATCCCGGCGCGCGCCATGATCCCGAACATGCGGTCGAACGCCACCTGCAGGAATTCGCTGTTGGCGCGGTCGATCACCGGACCCAGCTGCGTCATCTGCTCTTCATGCCGGCGGAGCAGCTCTTCCACATTGCGCGGTTGGACCCCGTCCATGTTGGTGATCGCCATGAACAGGTCGGCGTAGGTCATCGCGTCGACGGCGCGGTGGAGACGCTCAATTTTGTTGTCGAGCAGACTCAGGATCTTCGGATCGATCTCGTAAACCGGTTTGATGCCAACGCTCATGTCCACGGCCGCGACCGCAGTGTGCGAGCCAGGCAGCATCGATACCCGATCGATCGACGGCGGACCGAATGTCGGCGGCTTGACCGCCATGTCCTCGGCTTCGCCAGAGCGCTTCGCCGCCAGTTGCAACGCGCGCATGTCGGGGAGCGCCTTCTTGCCGCGGCCAGTGCCCCAATCCTCGCCGCTCAGCGTCTCCCAGCGCGGCGCCATGAACGGCTGCTCGCGGAAACCCTCAATGCACAGGAATTTCTTCTTGGTCGTCTCGTCGGGTTGCCATTTGATCGACCGCCAGCGCATCCCGATCGCGCCGAGCTTGCCGGGGACGTAGGCGGGATTCTCTTCGATCAGCTGGTTGACGACGAAGGCCCGGCCATAGAACCCGCCGTTCCATGCTTCCTTGACGCCTTGGGTGACGCGGCTCCAATCGAGGCTCTGGCTGTCGAATCGGTCGGCGACGAACTTCTCGACCATTTGCTGGGTCGTCAGCGTGAAGGTTCTGCTCAGCGCACTGGGCCGGCCGTCCTCGCCCGTGCTGAGCCCGTACTCGCCAAAGGTCAGCGGATGATTGACGCTGATCGACTGATCATTGGCGACCATCGTATCCGCAGCGGTGCCGAAGGCCGACATCTCGAGGTAAACGGCGAGCGCCGCCTCGTAGAAGTTGGACATCGCGAAGGCCGCGTACATGCGGGTCGCGACGTCATCGAGCCACAGCCGCACCGGATGGTAGGCCATCAGGTCTTCGTCGATCAGGGTCGGGCGAAACCAGGCCTGCGAGCGCGACGAGAGGCCCGACAGCATGCCGTTGGCGCAAATCTCGAACGAGCGAATGGCGTGGCCGTCGTAGAGGGTGTTGCGGCTGCTGGCGTTCTTCCGTTGCCCGCCGCGAGACGTGGGGATCGCCTTGTAATTCTCGACGATCTGCTTGGACCGAGACGGCATGCACAGCCCGGCGATGTCGTACACGTCGGCGTCGACATCCTTGCGAGTCTCGGCCATCGCCCTGAAGCGGTTCTCGGCATGCTTCCTGAGCTTGTCGTCGGGCGCCTCGCGGACCGTGAGGACTTCGCGCTCGGCCAAGCTAGACCCCCGTGATAGTCGGGCCGCTGGTCGTTGGCGCTCCCGTATTCTGCGAGAACATCATCGCGGCGTATCCGCGGCGGCGGCGGTCGGCTTCATCAGTGAGGCTGGTCCCGGCTTGCACAGGCGTTTTGGGCGTCTGCCGCTCAGGAACGCTCGGCGGCTTGGGCATGTTCGGAGCACCGAAGCACATGGGCTAGAGCGCGCCCGAGCCGAGCAGCACCGCCAGCACGACGCAAGCGAGGCCAGCAGGGACCAGATTGACGCTGCCGATGCTCACCTTCGGAAGAGCCGCGAGGATGAACAGGATCAGCGCAACGATGAGCAGGATGGTTGAGACCGTCATGGTGCCTCCGTGGTTGGCGGAGGCTTACGCTGTGGCGGGTCTAGCGGGCGGCTTTATGCACAGCGCCTAGCGGCGCAGGTAGGCGATCAGCGCGAGCACAATGAGCAGGCTCACAACGCCGCTGAGAATCTCGGCCATGAGGCCGGTTAGTTTAGCTCGTTGAATCTGTCACGTTCTGGCGGGGCGTAGGCATCGTGGCGGCGCTGCTCGAAGACGACGAACCGCGCGGCCTCCATCAACGCCGCCTCACCATGGGCTTCGTACTCAGCGAGCGACACGCTAACACTACCCTTGCGCCCATCAGGTGCGGTGAAATCGGCGTGCATGCCCTCCCCCTGGCTGTCAGTGAGGCAACGGAGGTTGGTAAGCCTCACCCCAGCTCCGCAAATCGGTCGTAGTTTGTGCCTTCGATATAGGCGGCAGGATCGCGATGCTTCGGCACGCGCGGCATGACCGGCTCGGCAAAAGTGCATGCGAGCGCATCTGCATCGTCCGGAGAGGCCAGGCCGCGCGCCTTCATGTGCTCCTTCTTCTCGAGCTGGATGCTGGTCTGGTCAGGTCCGTAACCATATTCGACGCCCGTCAGGTCAGTCTCAATGTCATCGTCGTCGGGTATCGCGCCCGTTGCCAGCCAGGCGCGCATGTTCGTCCACATCTCCGATCGCTTGTTCATCGTCTTGACACGCATATCGGCAGACCAGGTCGCCTCCCGTCCAGCACCGCCGAACCACACCTCATAAACGGGAAACTTTGGTCGCCCACCGCCGCTGCTGAACAACTGGCGCAACCGATCGACGACCGCCGCCCCGATGTTGCCGGCATCGACGAAGATCGCGTCGGGCTTCCACCGCTCGGCTTCCAGCGCGATATCGCCGGCGAGGAGCATCGCGTCCTGTTTGTGCCACCGCTTCCACGGCACCGAGCGCCCGTCCCGCCCCTTGCGGATGGCCAAGGTCGAGTGATCATCGCCAAAGCGGGCACAGTCGACCCCGAAGATGATGGGGTCTGTGACGAGGCCGGACGGGACCTCACGAGTACGCGCCTGCTGCGCCAGATCGGAGGCGATGAATTGCATCGAGCTCGCCCGCGGAAACTGGCCCTTGACGCGGACCCGCACGAAATCGCTGTCATCGCCATAGGTATCAATCCACGACTTGAGCAGCGTCTTGTTGGTACGCTTGACCTCGCGGCTGTCGATCTGACGGTGCGTGAAGCGGTGGCGATGGCGGCCCGCGATGCCCTCCTTGAACCGCCCGGTGTTACGCGTTGGGTTGCCGTAGCCGAGCCACAGGATCTCGGTGTCGGCATCAGTCAGCGCGCCTTCAGCGACCTCCCAAATGGTGTCCGCGATCGCTGACGCCTCATCGAACGTGAGGATGATGCGCTTGCCCGCGTTATGCAGTCCGGCGAAGGCCTCCGGATTTCTCTCGCTCCACGGGATAGCATCGATCCGCCATGTGCGCTCGTGCCCTGGCTGGCTGGAATGGATGCTGGTGCCCTCGAGGATGAACAGCTGGCGCAGAAGCTCGAAGTTGAGCAGAGAGTGCCACTTCGCCATCTCCGCCCATGTCTTGGTCCTCAGTTGCGTCTCGGTGTTGGCGGTGATCACGCCGCGCGTGTCTTCATGCGTCATCAGTGCCCAGTGGTTGACCCAGCACACCTCGGCCGACTTGCCGATGCCGTGGCCGCTCGCCGTCAGGTCGAAAACGTGAGCGAACGGATCGGCCGTCAGCCTGTCCCCGATGGCGGCGAGCTGCTCTCGTTGCCATGTGTCTGGCCCATCCTCGTTCTCGAGCGGCGTTCCCTTGACGCCCCAAGGATACGCCCACAGCACGAAACCAAGCGGGTCGTGGGTGAACGAGCCAAGGTCAGCAATGATCTCGCGCTGCAGATTAGCGCCCATTGCGTGCCCGTTTGCGGGCTTCCTCCAACTCGCGCGCCGAGTCCGTTACTTCGACTTTGACCTTGTCGGTGAATTTCTCCGGCCGATGAGCCTTGAGCAGGATCTCCAGCATGCGGTCCGATTTGTCGGTACCGGTCGCTCGATCCCAGGCGACCTTTTCGAGCTTGTCGGCAGCCTCTTGCTCGGCGTCATCCCAGTCCTTGGCGAAGGCCTTATCATCGCTTCGCCAGTCATAAACTGCCGAGCGGCTAATGTTTGCAGAGCGGCACGCCTCGGCGACGTTGCAGTGTTTTGCGAGTGTCGCGAGGAACTTGGCGCGCGCGCGATTTGTCCGGATGGTATTCATCTTCGGTTTAGCGCCTTACGCCTTCCATGATTTCGCGAGCGCCCTTCTGCACACGGCGTCGTCGCGGCAGATGCTTGACCAGGTTCGCCGCAAGAGCTCGAAATTCGCGATCCGTGCGATACAACAGCTTTGCCCGATTATAGCCGCGGAGTACGCTGGAATGGTCGGAGGCGAGCGCCCGGCCAATTTCGGGAAAGCTGTGGTGCGTGAACTGACGGGCGACCCAAATGATCGCGTACCGCTCGGCCCAGGTTTCAGCATCCCCGCGACCATCACGGATCATGGCGATATGCTGCCGGTCTCCCTCCGTCACAGTGAAGATGAGCTCGCAAACGACCAAGGGCGCCGACGCAACTCGAGCAAGAGATTGAGCGCTTTCGTAGCGGTCGACGGCTGGCCCCATCAACATCAGTCGCTCGATGCCGGTTGACGACTGAGGTCGTTGCGTTCGGCGATGCGGCGCAACCGTTCGATCTCGCTCTGATCGGCGGCCAGCTTTTCACGGATTGCGACGTCGAACACCTTGAGCTTGAACGGCGGCTTGTTGAGGTTTCGGCTGACCGTTCGCACGACGGGCAGAATGTCCTGGTCGAGGGTAGCGCCGAGTGCGTACCAATCCTTCAGCAAGGCGAGGTCAGGCGGCGGTGAGACGAACCCGCCCTCTTCCATGACCGATCGCGCGTCGGCCGGAAGCTGCGGGGGTTTGGGGGTTCTTTCTTTCTTCTCTTCTTGGGTATGGAGTAGGGAGCTTGCGTCCGGTTGAACCCCTGCTTCAGCAGAGGCTAAGCCGGATTTAGCCGGGGCTTTATGCCGTCCCTGCTTTTTCAATGCTTTAGCTACGGCGCCCGCTTTTCCCTTCTCTGATTGTCGAGCACGGTGCTGTTGAACAGACTCGCGTTCGTCGGTTAGCCTGCGCTGCCTCCACTGGCCGCCATCGACCACGAAAAAGGCTTCAATGATCGGCCTGATCCGCTTCCATTGTTGGCCGTTCATTCTGGCATATCGGGCGAGCAGTCGGTCGTCGTCGGGCAGACAGCATTCGCTGGTCCGCCAAGCCGTTATCAGCAGTAGCAAATAGGCGCCGTGCTCAATCGTGGTCAGGTGCGTCGTGTCGCCCAGGTAGGCGTCGGTCCACAGCGGGAGCGCGGGAAACTCGGCCATTATGCGGCCTCCGTCATAGCAATTTCCCCTGCGTCTCTTCCCTCGGCGAGCAGAGCGTCGAGAGAACGCCACGCATAAGCTGCAGCCAATGGGACAACCCCGTTTCCACAGGCTCGGAGGCGGTCCACCCGATTGGCCAGCCCATCAGCCATTCGACGAACAGCGGGTTCAAGGTGCGGCGCTCGCTCAAGGATGGTTGGCCAGCGTCCGTCGTTTGGGCCTGGAGCGAAGGCGATTCCGCAAGTTCCATTGCCCTCCGCGAGAAGTCGCTGTTGCCCGCTTCGTTGTAGCTTTCCGTTCCCGGCGAACCCGCCATTGGCGTCGGCCAAGTCTCGGCTTGCTGCGTCAGGCCCGTCTGCGCCATGCGGCCCGTCTCGCGGTCGTAGGCTCGTTGGCCCGGTGTCCACGTCCGACCCTCCGCATCCTTCAGTCGCTCCGTGGTGATCCCCGGGTCGTGCGCCGCGGGCGTCCGCCATTCCTTGACCACTTCCTGCAGGTCCGGACCGCCGGCTCCGCGCTCCTCGCGCCTGCTGTTCGCTCCACCGCTGATCGCCTTCGCGGTCGGCCATGACGAACAATCGCTCGCGTCCGTGAGCAGCGCCGACGTCGGACGCGCGCCATATTCCGACCGCAACGCGGCAACCCAATCGCTCCAGTGCCGGGACCAATGCGGCGAGCTGCCCGTCGGCGTTCCCCGTGACGTTCTCTCGGAAGAGACGACCAGCCCCGCTCTCGTCGAAGATGCGAACGACCTGATCGATGAGGAACCGATCATCGTCTGCTCCGCCGCGCTTTCCCGCGACGCTGTTGGGCTGGCAGGGATCCCCCGACAGGACGCAATCCACCGCTCCGCGCCAACGGCGAGCGTCGAATGTGGCAACGTCAGTCCAGATAGGCGCTTGAGCCAGCTCAGCCGCTTCCATGCGCGATGCCAGGATCGCGGCGGCATATGCTTCCCTCTCGACGTGGCAGACCGTGCGAGCGCCCGGTAGCGCCACTTCAACGCCGAGGCCGAGCATTCCAGTGCCAGCGCAGAGCTCAAGCATTCGGAGGGGATATGGAGCCAGGTCATTCACCGGCCGCTCAAATAATCAGAGGCCCGCACCGCCTGATGCTTGCCGTAGAAATGGCAGGTCCGCTTGCCGACGCGCCCGTTGCGCACCTTGGCCGCGATCAGCTCGATCTTGTCGCGCGCATGGCCTATCGCGATGTCCCACTCGGCGCGCTTCTTGTCGTGAACGTCGGGCTCTGAGCGCTCGAGATAATATTCGTCGCGATAGACGAACATCACATGGTCGGCGTCCTGCTCGATGTCGCCGGCGTCGCGCAGGTCCGACAGCATGGGCCGCTTGTCGTCGCGGCGCTCGCATTCGCGGTTGAGCTGAGCGAGCACGATCATCGCGACGTCGCATTCCTTGGCGACCGCCTTGAGCGTGCGGCTGATCTCGCCGACCTCCTCGTATCGCTTGGCGCGCGGGTCGGAGCCTTTGATGAGGCCGAGATAGTCGACGATCACCAGGTCGAGCGTTTGCCCCGCGGCGATGAGACGGCGGCGGTGACGGCGAATCTCCATCGCGAGCCGGCCGATGCTGAGCGAGGGCGGATCCGTGATGAGCAGCGGCCACTCGGCGATTTGCCGACGCGCCAGCTTGAGCAAGTCCTTGTCGCGTTCAGCAAGTCGGCCGCGGCGCACATTCTCGAAGGTCGGACAGGACGAGCCGTGATCGTAAACCAGCGTCGTCATCGCCCGGGTGGTCAGCTCGGCGGCGCGCATTTCGAGGCTGATGACCGACACGCCGTTGCCAGCCTTCGCAGCGCCAAGCGCGAGCTCGACAGCCAATGCCGTCTTGCCCATGCTCGGGCGTCCGCCGAGGTACATCAGCTCGCCGCGCCTCAGATCGCCGGTCAGCTCGTTGAAGTCCTTGAGCCCGTCGATGTGGATACCCTGCGGTCCAAGCCCTGCAGCTTCGTCCTCGATCGCCTTCAGGGTCGTGTCGAACGATTGCGCCAGGCTGACGGTGGCGACGGCATTGGCGCGGCTGAGCGCCTGGGTAAGCGCGGAGTCGGCGGCATCGACCAGCTTGGCGACCGGCACCTCGACGGAGCGCGCGTCGGCGATGACCTCCAGCATCCCGTCGATCAGTCGGCGGCGCTTGGCGTGGTCGGCGATCTGATTGGCGAAGTCGCGCGCACCGACCACGCCCATGACGCCATAAGTGCCGCCGAGCTGTGCGAGATAACCGACCCCGCCGACGTCCTTCATGGCCGCGTCGCTGTCGAAATATGGCTTGAGCGTGATCGCGTTGGCGGTCCTGCCTTCGCCATGCAGCGACAGGATCGCGGTGAAGATGCGGGCGTGAAGCGGCTCGAAGAAATCGGCGGGCGCGACACGATCGGCAATCGGATCGATCAGCATCGGCTCGTACATCAGCGCGCCGAGCAGCGCCGCCTCTTCCTCGATGACCGCGAGCGGCTGAGGTTCGCTTTCCACGATGGCGAGCTCGGCACTCATGCTGCGATCTCGAAAAGCAGCTTAGGCTCGGTTGGATGCTTGTCGGTGCGCGGCCTCGATTGGCACGACCATGAGCGGCCCTTCACTTCGCCGATGAGTTTCCAGCCAGCCGCAGCGAGGCTCGTGCCCGGCTCGCGCTTCAAAATGTATGTGCCGACGCGCTGATAGCCGAGCGCGAATGCCGCCCGAGCAGCTGCGCCGTAGAGGAACGAGCAAGCGTTCTTCGTGCCGTCGGTGCAAAGGCGCGTGACTTCTAGGGTCAGGCCGTCGTCACGACCGCGAGCAACCGGGCGCCCGATGATCGCCACGCCGACGAGCTTGCCGTCGAGCAGCGCTGCGAGGCTGAATTTGTGACCAACGGGCGGCGTGTGGTGGCGATGATGCAGGCGCACGAACGCAGCCGCTTGATCGAAGTCGATGGGAGCGACCGACAGCCTCATTGCCGCACCCAATCGTTGTACGCGGTCAGATACTTCTCCCGCGCCTCTTCCTTCGCGGCCTGATGCGCCGGATCGTCGAGCAAGCGCGGATCGTCGACCTCGGCCAGGATCATCGCGCGATGCACGGCGTAGGCGCGGAGAACGTCGTCCTTCGTGACAGTGCGCGGGGTGAGGCGGAGGACGGCGGCGGTCATGCGCTCGGCTCCAAGATGAAGCAGGCGATGTGGCGCCCCGTTCCCTTGCCGGCCGATCCGTCCTCAGTAGCGAGCCATCTGACATCGCCGAGATTGCGGACGTGCGCGTGATCCCCGAGGATTTCGCGCATCAGCATCAGCACCCACTTATCGACCGGATAGACCAGCACGACGCGCTTGCCCTTGCGGCATTCCTCGATCGCCTTCCGCACCCAAGCGGTCGGTCCCTTCTTCTTGCCCTGGTGGGTGATCGAGCCGAATGGTGGGTTGACGTAGTTGCTCTGTCCCCACTCGCACGTCAGGCCGTCGAAGCCCTCCGGTAGCGGGAACGGGCAAGGGTCGAAGTCGAAGTGAAACTCGGCGTCCAGATCGGCATAAAGCGCGAGCGGGGTCAGCCAGTAATGCTTGCCGTCGTCGCCGTTGCCGACGTGGAACTTGTTGGCCTCTGGCGGGAGCTGCGACTGATGCGCTTGCTGCGCCTCGCCGAAAAGGTTGGTGCCGAGGAACGTCATGCCGCAAGCCTGACGCGCGGGCTGACCTTAGCCGCGACCGCCACGCCGACGCCGTGTGTCGAATAGATGCGCGACTGCTCGCCGCGCCTGATCTGATGGCCGAGATATTCGAGGACGCTGACCTTGCGCTTCCATCGAGCGGATTCGGCGCGGTCAAGCTTGTCGTGATCCTCGGCGGTGAGATAGATCGCGCGCACTTCCATCTGACGCGCGCGGACCTTCTCAAGCGCAGCGTCGAGCCGGTCGATGATCGGGAAGCGGCTCACGCGGCTGCCCTGGCTTTGTAAGCACGCTGACGGCCAGCGGCACAGGTGCGGCATTGCCGACGGCCATCTGGCGTGGCGTAGGTGTTGGGGGGCGAAAGCGCATGGCCTCGCTGGCAATGTGTCTTTCCCGAATTGCCGCCCCGGGCCCGCCCCTTAGCCACCTTGTCGGCGACGTTATCGGCGTGTGTCCCCAAAGTGAGATGCGCGGGGTTGCAGCACGGTGGGTTGTCGCAGCGATGAAGAATTACATCGTCGCGACGCAGCTCGATGTTGTGGGTGAGGGAATAAGCGACGCGATGTGCCCGAACACCGAAGCTGCTTCCCCAATAGAAATAGCCATAGCCGACCGTGCGCGATCCGATGAACGGCCAGCATTCGTCCTCGCCGCCCCGCTCGACTTTGGCCCAAAAAGCATCGCGTTGATCCATCGGAATGATGGTCGAAGGCGTGACGGTCGGCATCAGACCGCCGCCCTTCCGTCGATGCTTGGCATCATCTCGCGCTCAAGGACGCCAGCCCGCCAAGGTGCGATGATCCCCGCGACGATCAGCTGATAATCGAGCAGCCCGCACGCTTCCGCCGCGTCATGCTTCTGGACGTCGAAGCCGAGATCACGGCACCGCGTCATCGCCATATGCTTCAGGTCCGGCGTCTTGGTCCCGCGCGGCATCTTGCCGATGAAGTGACGGCGCCATGTCGCCTGATGCACCGCCCGGTGCCGAGCGCCGACCGCTTCCGCGAAGGATTCGACGTGTGCGGCTAGGCCGGCGGCAAGGTAGAGCGTCGCCACGTTCGTGTGCCCGTGCAGCGAGCCGGGCGACAGCGGCTCCTCGAACACGATCTCGTCGAGGGATGCGACACGGTGAAGGTCGAGCAGTTGCTTATGCAGACGAACGAACGCCCGGCCGCGCCATTCAAGCGAGCCGAGCGCCCATGTGCCGCTGACGGGAAGCGCTTGGCCCTGAGACCACAGCGCGAATCCCGTCGAGCGGACACTTAAGTCGAGAGCGAGGAAGTTCATTCGCCGCGCCTCGTTTCAATGTCAGTCCCGTGGTGGTGGGCGCGAATGCGCTGTCGCCCGCCAAAGCGATCACTCAGAAAGTCGGCGATGTTTTCGTGATATGGCTTCGGCAAGCCGGCCGCTTCGACGCAAGCGGCCTGAATATCCTCCACCATGATCGTGTCGGCCGTCTCGATCTTGAGTTTGTAGATTACGACCAAGCCATTGTTGCAGCATGGCGCAGTGAAGCGCTGGCGATAGATGTTCATGCCGCGACCTCGACCCTTGGAGGTTGCCAACGCGGCGGACACTGAACGACATTGAATCGCCGCGCATAAGGGCCAGAGCAAAACTCGGCATCGCCCTCACCCGCAAATAGCGGCGCTCGACGGCGCCAATGGTTCTGGGCGACCGATGAGCTGTCGACGCTGTAGAATGGCCAAGGCCCTCCGCATTGTGCCATGCCGCGCAGCATGTGCAGCCGAGGCGTCCGCTTGAACGCTCGCTCTATCTCTTCGAAGGTTTCGTGCATCCGCACGGTCCACAATGGCCCGCCGACCTGCCAATGATCGTCAGTCGATCCGATGCAGACGAGCGGCCACTTTTCGCACAGGCGCAACAGCCGCGCGATCGGCTCGCCAGTGTGCCAAACAGGAGCGCCGCGGTCTCCATGCGGCCATTGATCGACCAAGGGGTCTTGGGCCTGCGATCCTTCAGCAATAACGTCGGGAATCACCGCCCAAGTGGAGGGATAGTCCAACCAACGGGCGCACCATTCGTAGTAAGCAGTCCAATCAGTAATCGGACGGCCTTGCTTGAACGCCGTAAATGCGCCGTTATCCAGCATAACAGACTGCGCAATTTCATGGATTGTCTCCACCTGCGAGGGGTAGGCGAAGGACACGCCAAGCATCTCTCCGGCGAGCTGCCTAAGCGCTCCTTCCGGCGTGACCGGACCCATGTGGTAGTGAAGGGTCACGCCGCGTCGAGCGTCGCGAGATTTTCCTGACCGAGACCATGCTTGTCGACCGTCGGCATGGCCGGCGCATCGTCGCCGCTCATTTTGTCGACGAGATCCTGCGAAATGCCGATCCCGAGCGCCTTCATGCCGCCGTAGAGCGTGCGCAGGAAGTCGTCGCGCGTCTCTTCGCTCTCGCCGTTGAGCTTGAACAGCAGCTTCGCGGCCCGCTTGTTCAGGTGGCAGTCTTTCTCGATCATCGCCCAGGCCGCGCTGAGATCGCCGCGAATCTTGGCGCTCTTTTCGTCGGCCGGCTTCAGGTCGTTGAGGAAGATGCGCTTCATCTTCGCGAAATCGGGAGCGATCACTTCGGTGACTTGCGCGGTTTTAGGGTCGGATCGTGCCATGATGTTTCTCCTTCAGTTTGCCTGTGGTCCAAGTTCTTTGCGGAGCTGGCGCAGCGCGCCCTGTCCCCATCCGCGGGACTTGCCGAGTTGAGCCGCAGCCCTGTCGCCGTCGCCGTGCTGCGAAAGAATCTCCGCGAAATGGTCGATCATCCGCACGTCAGATTTCAGCCGCCAGAAGCCGCAGCAGCATCGCGATGTGGCGCGGCACACCGACCCGCCCGCTGCGCCACGTTTGCACAGTCCCGCGATTGACGCCGATCCGCTCGCCCATCTGGCCGTTCGACCGGCAACCGAGCCAGCGCATGATCCGGTCGAGCTCGTCCGGCTCCATGCGCGCCAGCAAGGCGTCAGGGCGCACAGACACGCGAAGGCACGGCCTGAAGGGCGCGTTCATTGGATTCCCCCCGCCCGCGCCATCAGGGCCCCGTCGGTTCGTGCTGGCGCTTGGCCTTGGCCGGGCATGTGTGACGGCGCAGCTCGCCGGGCGTGTCGAAATCGGCGTTGCAGACGACGCAGCGGAATAGCTCTTGGATCATGCCGCCGCCGCCTTGACCATGCCGATCGCCATTGCGGTCGCGGCCCAAAAGCCAGCGATGAACGAGATCGCGATGATCGTGAGCAACAGCTGCGCGGCGAAGTAGGCGTTGAGCAAAGAGCGGGCGCGCGTCAGCATGGCATCTGCCCCGAACGAACGCGCTGATGGAGAAGGTTGTATGCGGTGCTACGGCTGATGCCGAAGTCGCGCGCGAATTGAGCTACTTGGCCTCGTGCACCAGTAAACTGTTGTCGTGCCGATCTGAGTTCTGCATCTGTAACCTTAACGCCGGCGTGCCGCTCGCCGAGCAAATGTGTGCCGTGCAATCGCTTATCAGCATTGTTTTCGGCGGGAGTCGCCCAACGGAGGTTGTCGACGGCGTTATTGGCGGGATTCCCGTCATTGTGAGCCGCATGGTGGGTTGGAGATGGGGCGGGACCATGGAACGCCTCACAAACGAGACGACTCAGCTTGAAGTTGCGAGGCACCCCGCGCCCCAATCCGAGGCGCACGAACGCGTAACCATATCGGTCGACCCAAACGCTCACAGGGCGACCAACCTTAGCTCCGCGCCCTGGTGCCGCTCGCCTGAGTTGCCCTTCCCGACATATTTCATAGGACGGTGCACTCGCGACTGCTCGCCACTCGCTCATGCGTCGATCTCCTTCCGCAGCGCATTGACCTCGCGCTCGATGCGGTTGAGCCGCGTCTCGGCTGTGACCTCTTCAGTCGGCGCGCAGAGATAGAGGGCCCGCACCGGCTCGATCGCTTCCTCGCCGAAAGCGTAGGCGATGTTGAGGAGCGTCACCGGGTTGAGGTTGTTTTCGGCCCGATCGGTCTCGGCGTTGGCGATGGTCTGCTCGGAACAGCCGACCAGCTCGGCCACGCGCTCGTTCGACAGCTTGTGGCGCGCTTTGACCTCGCGGATCACTTGCGCCACCGCGGCCCGATAAGAGCCGCTGGACGGACGCCCGAACAGCGACCGGCTAAATGTTTCGGGTGCGCGATATAGGACGTCGGCCGCGGTCGCCATTATTGACCACCCGCATTGCAATGAGTGCGAACATTGCCTGTAGCGAGACGGCCAGCGATGCGCCGGCGCCCCCCGCCACCAGCCTTTGCGCTGGTCGTCTCGAATTTCCCCCGCGGCGGCATTTAAGGCGCTCGATCAGAAAGTGCGGGTTTGGAGCGGGGGCGACCTCTCCAAACCCTGACGAGCGTGGCGCCCAGGGAATCTGTGAAAGCGCCGCCCGTGTTGGAAATGGTGGGGGTCACGCCGCGGCCTTCAGGGCCTCGACGCGCTCCAGCTCTTGGGTGATCGCCGATAGGCTTTTGAGGGTGGCGCCTATCGGCTGAGGGTTCTTCTCGCTTAATTTCCAGCGAGAGAAGGTTGTGGGGTGGACCCCGGCTTTCACGCAAATCTCATTGATCGAGAGCTGAAGCTTGGCGGCCCGCTCTTCGATGTCGCGAATGATGTCCTGCTGGTCCATTTGGATCACTTAGCAGGATTGCTACGCAATGCAACAACTCAATTTGCACTCTTGCAAAGAGCCGCCGCTTAGCATTTCGGCTAATCTGCTCCACATGGGGGAAACCGACGACGATCATCAGCTCGTCAGGGATCTGGTCGATTGGGCCGGTGGCATCCCGAGTCGCGTCGCCAAGGAAATCGGCGCAGCGGCGACCACCATCACCCGCCATTACAACGGCAAGGCTACCACGCGCTTAGGTCGGGATACCGTCCAGAAGCTGCGCCAGCGCTACCCCGATTTCCCAGGTTGGGGCATTCGGAACCAAACCGTCAGGGCTGAGGTTGCGTCGTTCGGAGACCGGCCGTTCGATGAAAAGTACGGCTCGGGCGATTTGCCGGCCATCCCACTTGTAGGGACGGCTATGGGCGCAGATTCCTTTGATCCTGAGCGGGATATAGAATTAACTGAATTAGACATGGCGGAAGTGCTTGAGCACGTTGCCCGCCCGGTGAGCCTCGCGCGCGACAAGGAGGCTTATGCGCTGACCGTCGTGGGCGACTCCATGTACCCGCGCTTCCGACCAGGGCGCCGGGTTATCGTCAGCCCGCGCGCGCCAGTGTCGATCGGCGATGACGTCGTGGTTCAGCTCAAGGGCGGACCAGGCGAGGGCGATCATCGGGATCGCGTGTCGACCGTGCTCATCAAGGAGATGGTCCGGCGCAGCGCCACCTTCATCGAGCTGCGGCAGTTCAACCCGGAAGTCACGTTCCGCGTCGAGCAGGAGCGGGTCGCTGCGATCCACAAGGTCATCGGGGAAGTTTACTGATGATCGCCCTGCTCCTGCTGCTCGCTACGCCTACGGTTAGCGCCGAGCAGCGCAAGGCCGCTATCGCCGCGGTGAAGGCCGAATTGAAGGATGCCGACTCAGCCAAGTTCCGCGACCTGCGACCGATGGACGGCAAGGGCGGCGTCTGCGGATGGGTCAACGCAAAGAACAGCTATGGCGGCTACATCGGTTTCTCGGTGTTCTACTTCAGCAGCGACGGCAAGGTCGCGATCCTGCCGCCCGACGTGAGCGAGCCGAGCCTGTGCGAATAATTTAGCATTGCTGCAAATATAGGGTTGCATCGCTTAGCAATCGTGCTAAATAACCTCCTCAACGCGGCATCCCGCCGCTTGGGGAATTACACCGTGGGCGACCTCCACCACCTTCACCGCGTCGTGCATGTGCCGGTTCGAACGCTGGACGACATTGCCCGCGAGAATGAGGGCCGGCCTGACCTGATCGAAGCCCTCCGTGCGCGCCGCCCCTCGACATTGGAGCGCATCGGCGACGCTTTGTCCGCGCCTCGCATGATCCCATTCTACCTCGGCTTTTACGCGGGCTGCATGGCAACGGTCGGCTCAGCGATCATCGCCGCGAAGGTGTGGCAATGACCGACCGCCTAATCACCGTCCCCGCCGCCAGCATGACCGGCGCCAAGTTCTTCGCGATGGTCTGCCCAAAGCCGGACCCGCAGCGCGAAGTCGATCTCGCCGCCGCACTGGCCGAGCATCAGGACGCGATCCAGCAGACCTGGGCGATCCCCAAGCTGTGGGATCAGATCACGGCGCGCGATGCGCTGCGGGCTGAATATCGCGCGAAGGTCGATGAGTTTGAGCGGCGGTATGCGGCGCAGCTGACCGAGTGCCGAGGCGATCCTCTGTTGAACGCGAGGGCAGCGTGAGGTCCGACCTTCTCATCAGGCTCGACGCCCTTTGCGCGCAATTGGAGCAGATTTCGCAAGAGTCTCGCGCCAGCCGAGCCTTTGACGTGGAGCTTATCGACAACCGCGTTGATCGACTGATCGATGCCGTCGGGACGCTGGCCTATCTGATGAGCAAACAAGTTGCGCGCGAGGAGGCCGTCTGATGCCCCGCGTCCACTTCGGCCATTGCGTCGGCTGCGACCAACCCATCCGCCCGCCGTATCTCTCGTTCAAGGTGATGCAGTCGGTCGGTGACGGCAGCCGCGTCGCGGAATGGGAAGAGGTCGACGTCTGCGGAGACTGCGCCGGCAAGCTGACCGCGAATGATCTCCATCGCCTCGTGAAAGACGAAGAGGAGTGTGAACGTGCCACCGCATAACGCCGTCGTCACCATCCGCCCGCGCTCGCTGTCGAACGTGCTGCTCGACCTGAAGGAAGCGAAGCGCGATTATGACGATGCGCTCGGCGATGAGCATGAGGACCGCGCGACCGAAGCCGAGACGCGGCTCACCGATCTGCAGTCCGAATTCGACGTGCGCCTGGCTGAGTCGACCGGGCTGAGCGTCGAGGATTTCCGCGCGGCCTATTCCGAGGCGCTGATCTGATGAACGCGCCCGCGAAGATCGGCGTCCAGATCCATTGCGATTTCGACCAGGGCTCGGATCGCTGGCTGCAGGCTCGGTGCGGCATGCTCACCGCCAGCGAATTCGACCGCATCCTGACCCCAACGCTCAAGATTGCCGACAACGTGAAGGCGCGCTCGCATCTGTGGGAAATGGCCGCTCAGCGCATCAGCCGATACGTCGAGCCGCAATACATCAGCGACGCGATGCTCCGCGGGCAAGAGGACGAGATCAAGGCGCGCGCCGAATATTCGAAGCGCTACGGCGAGGTCGACGTCTGCGGCTTTGTGACGAACAACCGATGGGGCTTCACGCTCGGCTGCTCGCCCGATGGGTTGGTCGGCGATGACGGCATGATCGAGGTCAAGTCGCGCTGCCAGAAATACCAGGTCGAGACGATCTGCGCCAACGCGATGCCCGACGATTATCTGCTGCAGGTGCAAGGCGAATTGCTCGTCACGCAGCGCAAGTGGTGCGACTTCATCAGCTACAGCGGCGGGTTGCCGATGATCGTCATTCGCGTGTTTCCCGACGAGGCCGTTCAGAGCGCGATCGTCGACGCAGCCGCCAAGTTCGAAAGCCGCATCAACGAGGTCGTCGCCGAATATGCCGCGACGATGGCGAGCGATGCGCGCCTGACCCCGACCGAACGAACGATTGAAGAGGAAATGATCATATGAGCCAGCCCGTAAACATGGCCGATTTCATCGCTGCGAAAAGCGATCAGATGAATGCCGACGATCTTATGGACGCGCCCCGCACGATCACCATCACGAAGGTGACGGCGGCGCCGGACGCGGCCGAGCAGCCGGTTTCGATCCACTACGAAGGCGACCAAGGCAAGCCGTTCAAGCCGTGCAAGACGATGCGCCGCATTCTCGTCGGCGTATGGGGCAAGGACGCGAGCAAATATGTCGGGCGCTCGATGACGCTCTACCGCGACGGGACCGTGGCCTTCGGTGGGCTGCAGGTCGGCGGCATTCGCATCAGCCACATGAGCGACATCAGCGAGGACAAGACGGTGGCGCTGCTCGTGACTCGCGGACGCAAGGCGCCGTTCAAGATCAAGCCGCTGGTGATGCAGCGCGCGCCGGCCGCTACTTCCGAGGACGGCGCTGCTCGATGGGCGAACGGCTACATCGCCAAGCTGGCCGACTTCACCACGCTCGATGCGCTTCAGACGTTCGCCACCGAGAAAGCCGCCAAGCTGGCCGAGCTCGCGACTGCGCGGCCCGAGCTGCATGAGAAGGTGACGGCCGCACTGGCCACGCGCACGGCTGATCTGAAGGTCGGCTCGAGCTTCGACGACGACGATCTCGGCGGCGGCGGTCAGAGCATGGCTGAGCAGATCGCCGACCGGCCAGGCGAAACCGACACGTTCGGCCTTCCGCCTGTCGATGCTAATTCGAGCGCCGAAAATATAACCGAGAATATAACCGGCGCCGAAAAATCCGTCGCCGAGCAGGCCGTCGAGAAGGTCATCGCGATGGCTGCAGCGGCAACGACGGCGGAAGCGCTCGAAAAGATCATCGCCGAGGCTGAAGGCCACAAAGCCGCGATGGGCCCCGAGCTCGCGACGAAGCTGGAAATTGCGCTCGACCAAGAGCGCTCGCGGTTCGCGCCGGTGGGCGAGTTGGCGAAGTGAAGGCAGGGATTGCCGTCGATAACTGGAAGCTGCCCGTCTTCCGTAAGCGCCTCACCGAGGGCGGCTACGAATACACGGACGCTGGCCCCTTCACCGGCGACACGACACTGCTGACCGTCGAAACCAATAACATGCTCGCACTCAAAGCCCTCCTTGAGGGCTGCCACGCGGAGTGCCGGGAGTCGAAGCAATGAACCCGAGAAAGAAACGCTGCACCGTCAAAGGCAATGCCGTCGATCCGGCTAAGGCTCCGCATCACGCGCCGACCACTGAAAAGCTGGCAGACGGCCAGAACGCCGATCATTACGTCCTCTGCCCCGAGGATCGAGCGAAGGGCTACGTCGAGCCGTTCCGCATCAACTATATTCACGAGGCTTGCGGCGCGGTCACGGCGATGCCGCGAGCTTGTGCTGAAACCTATGCGGTGCAGCCGGAATACTACGGCTCGACCTTCTGCTGCCATTGCCACGACTACTTCCCCGTCGGCGAGGGTGGGCAATTCATCTGGAACGATGGAAGCCGCCAAAAGGTCGGCACGAGGCGCGCAGCATGAAGCCCGCCCCCGCCTTGAAGCTGGTCGCCACCGAGCCGACGGTCGACGAAATCCGCCAACAGAGCGCGCGCGAGGGCAAGCACCTGTCCGACGCGATGCGGCTCACGATCATGGCGCGCAACTGGAACGCTTGCCACATCGAGGGCGATCGGCGCGCGGCTGTTCACATCGACGAGCCGCGCAAGGGGTGGTGGCGGTGAAGCCGCGCGAGGCCGTGAACCACCCGGCGCACTACGGTGGCGCTGACAATCCCTATGAAGCGATCAAGGTGATCGAAGCGTGGAAGCTCGGCTTCTGCCTCGGCAACACCGTCAAATATATCGCGCGCGCCGAGCATAAGGGCGCGACCGTCCAAGACCTCGAAAAGGCGCGCTGGTATCTCGACCGCGAGATCGCCGCTCGAAAGGCTGCAAGCAATGGGTGATCTCGTTCACGTTCTTGACCACGGGTTCGTTCGGCTCGTCGACAGCATGGGCGACGATCTCTCAATCGTCCGCGCCGCGCGAGTTTCCTATGATGCCGATTGGCGCGCCGGCGAGGATGAAGGCAGCGACAAGCGGTTGCTCAACTATCTCTGGCGGAACGCGCACACATCGCCGTTCGAAGCGGTTGCGCTAACCTTTGAGGTCAAGGCGCCGATCTTCGTTTTCCGGCAATGGCACCGGCATCGCACCTGGTCATATAACGAGCTAAGCGCCCGTTACCGCGAACTGCCCGAAGAATTCTACGTTCCAGATCCCGCGAAAATCGGGAAGCAGAGCCAGAGCCATAAGCAAATGCGCGAGTTCGGCGTGGAAGCCGACCCGGAAACGCAACAGGCGGCGGTGAACGCGATCCGCGCTTCGTCGGAACGGTCCTTCGCGGCCTATCGTGAATTGCTCGGCTATGGCGTGCCCAGAGAACTCGCGCGGTCGGTCCTACCCGTCAACACCTACAGCCACATGTTCGCGAGCGTGAACCTGCTCAATCTGTTCCGCTTCCTGACCCTGCGAGTTCACGAACACGCCCAATATGAAATCAGAGTGTACGCCGAGGCGATGCGCGATCTTGCCCGCGCTGTCGTTCCCGTGGCGGTTGGCGCGTGGGAAAGGCAGCGGGAGGCCGCATGACGAAGCCCCGCCGCCCATCCCTGCGAGCCGCGATCGATGCGATGTGCCGCAACTGCATCCACGACCCCTATGGCGGCGGAGGCCAATGGCGCGAGCAAGTTGATGCCTGCACGTCCGCCAACCGCCCGCTGCACCCTGTTCGACCGCGCACCTATCGGGGCGAGAAGGCCCAACCTGCGCCGAAGGAAGCCGCTCCCGAGGTTGAGCCTGCCGATGATGCCGAGCCGAGCGTGGACGAGGTTCTGGCGCAGGCATTTGGGTCTCACGCATGAACGCCCGGCCATTCAGTCCCGAGACGCTGGCGAACCGATGGGGTTGCTCATCCGAGATGGTTCGGCAAATGTGCCGCCGCGGGGATCTCAGCTATTTCCGGCTCGGCAAGCTGATCCGCATCCCTGCCAATGAGGTTGATCGTGTCGAATGTCTGACTGGCGACTCGTCAAGCACCGAGGACAATACAGCCTCGCCTACGGGCATCCCCGGAAGCGAATTGCGACTGGCACGAATGATCGGGGACGGGCCGAAGCTATCGCTGGTGAAATCTGGCGCCGGCTCAACCGACCAGCCCAGGAACGGGTAAGCGACCTATGGGAACCGTACAAAGCCGACCGAATCGCGAACGGCGGATCGAAGTCGCGCATGGACAGTCTGTGGCGACAGATCGAGCCGACGTTCGGCTACAAGCTCGGCAGGGCGATCACCAAGGCCGAATGCCGCGACTATGCCGCCAAACGGAAACGCGAGGGCAAGTCGAATTCGACCGTCAAGACGGAGCTCGAAGCGTTGCGCGCGTGTCTGCGCTGGCACTACGGCAAGGAGGCGCCGATCATCGTCGCGCCACCGCCGTCAAAGCCGCGCGACCGATACCTGACCAAGGACGAGGCGCGATTGCTCGAGCAGCACATCGAGACGCCGCACGTGAAGCTGTTCGTGACCTTGGCGTTGGCGACCGGCGCTCGGATGGGCGCGATCCTCGACCTGACATGGGATCGCGTCGACTTCGATCACGGAACGATCGACTTCATGCCCGCCGGCCGCGACAAGACGAACAAGCGCCGGACGGTCGTTGCGATGGCGGCGAAGGCTCGCGAGGCATTGATCGAAGCGCGGAAAGCGGCGCTCTCGGATCACGTCATCGAGTACGGCGGCAAGCAGGTGGCCAGCGTCAAGCGGGCAATCGCGGCCGCGGCGAGACGCGCCAAGGTGCCCTGCTCGCCTCACGTGTTCAGGCACACGGCGGCGGTTTGGATGGCCCAAGCCGACGTCCCGCTGCAGAAGATCGCTCAGATCCTCGGCCACTCTTCAAGCCGCATCACCGAGCAGGTCTATGCCCGCTATTCGCCCCGGTTCATGGCCGACGCGATGGCCGCTTTGGATTGGTGA